GCTGTTCAGACATTTGCAGTGACGATTCCTGCCACAATCAAAATTGCAGCACTAAACTTTTTTTCTGTTTCTTTTTTGAAAAGTACAGTTTTAGTTTGGCTGTATACTTCTGTTTTGTATATGGATTTTTTTTGTACTGTAGTGGTCTCGTATGTTGCAATACCCCATTTTTTTGCAATTACCACTCTTGGTTTTTTCGCGTACATTGCCGTTTGGTCACATGTTAAAAAATTTTATGGTTATTACATGCAGTACCGGACGATGAGTAGATATAAAACCATTTTATCTACGATTTTGGTTAACTTAACCGCGGTTGTTGTTTTTACAGCAGTAAGTCGTGGTATAGTTTACCTTTATAACAAACTTCATAAAAAAACTCTTCCTCCTTTTGAGGAGATAGACTCTAAAAGAATTGATTCCCCTCATGGAGATGTTAAGAGAGTTTTAAAAGGAGAATATTCTTCTCTTATAAAAGAATCAAACGATAAACAAACTTCAAAATTTATGGATTTATTTACATGGATTGGTTTGTTTTTAGTTGTTTTTAGAGCTCTTTTTGAGAAAGTCTCTTTACCCAATAATATTAAAGAATTTTCCTCTCTTTGGGGTGTGTTTATTCACTTAGCAAAATATTTTGGAATATATTTTGAATCAGATGTGAAAGACAAACCAGATCCAATTACAGGCGTTTGCCAATGTTATAATGGACCAGTTACCCATAGATATGAAGCTGTTCAACCAATAGCCTCTTTTACGAAGAGTGTGAAATTCGTTTCCGGTGGGAAGATTGGTGGTAACGTCCCAGATGAACCACTCACCACTGATACTACAACAACTGTTATGCAACCTGTTCAAGTGTTTACCGATTTTACATGCCGGCATTGTGGACTCTCTTCTCAACAAGAGTGTTCTATCTATCAAAATCAATGCCTTAATTGTACAAGGCCTTTTGGTCAACATCGTTGTTTTGGCACACGTTTTACTAATGGTTGTCCACATATGAGAAATGGTTCAGTTAAAATGGAAATACAAGATCCTGTTAATCTTGATCCTTTTTCTTTAACAGTTACTGTTAACTCTTTGTGGTTAAAATTTAAAGATAAGATTTCTAGTGTAACATCTTTTGGATCACAAACTTACAAAAAATTCATAGATGCTATTAAAGATAGTAAAATTAAGAAATTTTTTCAAGAGTATTTCATTCAGATTATTATTGCAATGATTGTAACATCTCTTGTTATTTTGATTTTTTTTTCCTATTCTAATTGGGAAAAAATTAAGCAATTTTTGGGTGCCTATGGTTTTAATTTTGAGGGTAAAGGTGGCCGTTCTAAATTTCCAAAGAAAGATTGGAAGCCAACTGAACAAACAAAAAAATCAA